TAATTGATTAAATTTTTCATTTTGTTCTTGTAGTTGTATCTTTAATTGATTTACTTCTGCATTTAATTGATTTACTTCTGCATTTTGTTCTTGTAGTTGTATCTTTAATTGATTTACTTCTGCATTTAATTGATTTACTTCTGCATTTTGTTCTTGTATACTTTTCATTAGAATATTACTAAATTGAAATGAATTGATTTGCTGGATTTTCATTGAACCATCTTCATTAACTTCGTCTTTAGCTCCAATTATCAAACTTTCATATTCTGGAAACATTTCTTGCAATTCATGTGCAAAGAATCCCATACTATATCTCTTTTTTTCATTATTTTCATTATTTTTATTCATAATCTCAGGTATTCTTTTTAATGTATAATCAAACATATTAACAGAACATAACCGATCTAATACATTATTTGTTGGTCTAATATTTTCTTTTATACGGTAATCTGATACAGAGACAGCAACATAAAAGATCGAGGAGTCTACGCCTATAATCAGTAAGTGAGTTGTAAGTTGATAAAACTCATAACCGAATGACATTATGTGTGTATAACCAACACCCAGATTATTGTATGTAATGCCGCCGTTTACAACAGCAGTAGGATAATAAACTGAATTATACAAAACTTGTGGTGATGATTGCAAAGTATACGCAGTAGTATTACCAGGATACTTTAAATTAAGAGCTGCGCCATTAGCATTTTGTGCAAGAGACGACATATATATACTATGAAAAGAAAATATTTTATTCTACTTTTCAAAAAAGTAGAGCAAAACAACCTTTCTACTTTTCAAAAAAGTAGAGTAAAACAACCTTTCTACTTTTCAAAAAAGTAGAAATAAATATTTGGCTCCACCTTTTCTAAAGGTGGAAAAAGGTGGAATTAGGTCGCATACATCAAACCCGCATTACCACCAACAAATACTACCATATTTATACGTTCTTCCATAACATATAAATTGTAATTGTATTCGTAAATTCTCCATGTGGGTTTATTTATTCCTACAATATCGCCGGATTCAGGATCACAAATTGTCAACACTTGTGCTAAAGGATCCAATGCAGGAATAGTTGTTGTAAAATCCAATTGCACTTGGGTAAAACGATTCATATTAATAGCACCAGAGGGTTGAAGATCAAACGGCGACGTGTTTAAACAGAAATTATAACAATACAACCCTTCGGGAGCAGCGCCAGTGGTTCTAGTATATTTCTCTATATAATTAAATACACCAGCATCCAAAATATTTTCTCTATATTGCCCATCTAATAAAATACCCATACCAATTAATATTTGTTTTATATTTTGCATCGTAAAAGTTCCTGAAGTCATGTAACCAGTTAAACGTCCGTCAGGGTTAACACCGGGACCGATTGTTGTACCATCACTCAAAGTATAATTCCCATAAGTCGGTGCAGGATTGACATCCGATGGTAGATAATTATATGGCCAATTAGTATAATTTGTCCATTCATTGCGTAGATTTACATCACTTCTTTGAAAATAAAACATCCAACTTGAAATCAAACCAAGTGAATCCAAATCCACTTTATTCGGTCCTGTAACGTTATAGAACACTTTTTCATTGACTTGTTTAAATACATACTTTTGTTCATTTTTTGCAAATATGCGCGATTCATCATTTGAGAGAAAACAATATGTTGACATTAAATGTATATTTGGAAACCATACGGAACGTTGATCTAAATAAGAATTAATACCTAATTCTATGTCAGGCGGCGTTTGTAAAAACCTATACATTTGGTTTTGATATTGATTAAAATTGGGAGCCACATAGGGGAAGTTGTTTACTGAATCAAAGACATCTCTAATTTTGAATAATTCATTAATAGGTCTAATTGTTACGTAAATTTGTAATTCATTATATTGTAACGATACCAAAGGAAACGCCATTTGTGTTTTTAATGTGAACCATGAGTTTAAAGGAATATAAAGTTGTCTTCCTCTTATAGATGGCTCCGCACCAGCAATATTTTCCGTATAATAAGTACTAGGATACGAATTTACACGACTGTTTGCACTTGCAGGATCTACTAAATCAGGGACGTGCCCAATCATTTCATAAAACAATTTCAATTTTTCAGCACTAAAATCTCTACGCGACATATTTAATATGTAAGAGCCGGAATATTCCTGTAATTTTTGATTGCCGCAATTAATTGTTATATTTTCAATCATCATTGCTCCAATATAATCAATCCATTTGAATTCATAGGGAGCCCAATCAGTGTATGATATTGTTCCATCAGGATTAATAATTTCTTGAGGAGGTAAAATTGGACTCCATATAGATGGTAAATCTAAAACTATGTATGTATCCATTAATAAATCAGCATATCTTGGAACTTTAAATTGAAATGTAGATGATTCTGCCAATCGCAAGGTTGTGCTTCCTTCAAAATCTATTCTAAATTTTTGCATACCAAAATTAGTATACTTTAAATAAGCAGCTTTCCAAAAAGTTTTTGAAGGATTACCATTTAATATTACGTTTTGTTGTCCACTTGATACTAAATTTAATAATCCACCTGCCATAATATAATATTATTAGTAATTAATATATATATTTATTTATTTTTAAATAATATATTATATTAAGTATGTCAAATCAAAATTTGAACTTAAATACTATATATAATATGAACGAAGATTTTGCTTCTTATATAATTTTAGCACTTATATTAATTATAGTAATTTCCTATATCTCCTATATGATTTACTTAAATAGACTTGGATCTAAAGAATGTAATTATTTGAATATGCTGTATCCTTCAATAGATGGATACATAAAAGCGATTTCACCGAACATAAGCGATTGCAGCGGAAATTTGTATGATTATTACATTAAAACCGCTTTCAATGCCTGTAGTGGCGGAAGTTATCAAAATGATTACGTAGATGTTTGCATATTGAAAAGTATTCTTAAACAAGGAGTACGTTGTTTAGATTTTGAAATTTATAACGTTAATAATGTACCAGTTGTATCAACTAGTAGTTATAATTCTAAAAATTATTATGTGAAAGAGACATTTAATAGCGTTAATTTCAGTGAAGTAATGAGTGTAATAAGTAATTATGCATTTTCTGGAGGGACTGTTCCAAATCCTACAGATCCTTTAATTATTCATTTAAGAATTAAAAGTAATGAACAAGCTATATATAATAATTTGGCAAAAATATTTAAATCTTATGATACAATCATGCTTGGTAAGAATTACAGTTACGAAAATAATGGTAAAAATATAGCATCACAGCCGTTGACATCTTTTATGAATAAAGTTATTTTGATTGTTGATAAATCAAACAATTCGTATTTGGAAAATAAAGATTTTATGGAATACGTGAATATGACAAGTAATTCAGTGTTTATGCGGGCTTTATCTTATTACGATGTTAAAAATACGCCTGACATTAATGAATTAGAACAGTTTAATCAAAGATGTATGACGATTGTCTATCCGGATGTTGGTGCAAATCCAAGTAATCCAAGCGGTATTTTATGTAGAGCAGCAGGATGTCAAATGGTGGCTATGCGATATCAACATGTAGACAACTTTTTGAAAGAAAATGCGATTTTTTTTGATGAAGGAGGTTATGCTTTTGTATTAAAACCAGAAAATCTAAGATATCATCCAGTTACAATTGCTGCGCCAACGCCGCAAAACCCAGCATATTCTTATCAAACTAGAACTGCTAAAAGCGATTATTATAATTTTAAATACTAATTCCACCTTTTTCCACCTTTAGAAAAGGTGGAGCCAAACATTTTTTGAAAAGTAGAAAGGTTGTTTTTGCTCTACTTTTTTGAAAAGTAGAAAGGTTGTTTTGCTCTACTTTTTTGAAAAGTAGAAAGGTTGTTTTTGCTCTACTTTTTTGAAAAGTAGAAAGGTTGTTTTTGCTCTACTTTTTTGAAAAGTAGAACAAAAATATCATTATGTATGACTTTTTTCATATCTCCTAAATTATTGCACTATTATTGCAATTTTTTAAGGGACAGTATTATTGGCTGATTTCAATTCTTGAATTTCAGCTTGAAGAGTTTGTGTTGTTAAAATTAATTGATTAAATTTTTCATTTTGTTCTTGTATACTTTTCATCAAAATATTTCCAAATTGTAATAAATTGATTTGTTGTATTTTCATGTTGCCATTTTCGTCAACGTCATCTTTAGCTCCAATTACCAAGTTATCATATTCTGGAAACATTTCTTGCAATTCATGGGCAAAAAAACCTAACTGATTGCTGATTTTATCTTGATTTTCATTCAAAAGTTCAGGTAATCTTTTTAATGTATAATCAAATATATTAATAGAACTTAAACGATCTAATATATCAGTTTTTGGTTGTTTAATATTTTCTTTTATACGGTAATCTGATAGACTTATTGTAACTTGATATTCAGTATCTCCTCCGCGTACTATCAATGAGGGTATATCAGTATCTAGACCAAATGCCATTGCGTGTTGTTTATCGCCACTATTTATGTTGGCATATAAGATACCATTGTTAGCAATACCATAATTACCCGAACAATCTAAAGTTAAACCAGTATCTACACCATTCGTTAAATGCAAAGTTCCAATTGTGATTGAAGGATTTTTATTCATTGTACACTATAAAAAGATTATATTTTTATTTCTACTTTTCAAAAAAGTAGAGCAAAAATAACCTTTCTACTTTTCAAAAAAGTAGAACAAACGTTTGGCTCCACCTTTTCTAAAGGTGGAAAAAGGTGGAATTAGTATTTGTAATAAATACAATTTAAAAATAAATTATAATATAATTCAATGAAATACCCATATATTTTGTTTTTTAGATACGACAAGTATTCATACATTGATGAATTTTTAAACTCAAATAAGGATAGATTATTATGTTCAATTTTTATTATCAATAATAAAGAAGAATTAAACAAATTATACGATTCAAATTACCATTTATTAGTAACTTTTGGTGAAGATGAAACTATTTACCATAAAGATGTAAACGAAGTCATAGTAGATAGAATGAGAAGAAGATGGATTCATTATAAAACATTAAATGACACCAATATTGATACTTTTAATAATGGTGTCAATTATTGTTATTTAGATTCTTGCGTTACGCCAAAAGTAGAACAATGTCCAGTTTTTTCATTATTTACCACATGTTACAATTCTTATAATAAGATAATACGCGCATATGATAGTATTAAACTACAGACTTTAAAAGATTGGGAATGGGTAATATTGGACGATTCGCCCAATGACGAACACTTTATCTTTTTAAGAGATAATTTTAAAAATGATAAAAGAATACGTTTATATAAGCGTAGTGAAAATAATGGCAACATAGGTAACGTTAAAAATGAGGCGATTTCATTATGTCGCGGGAAATATGTGTTAGAAATGGATCACGACGATGAAATATTGCCATATGTTTTATCTGATGCTACAACCATATTTGAAAAAGACAGTGACATAGGATTTGTTTATATGGATTTTATAAACATATATGAAGACGGAAACAATTATAGATATGGAGATTTTTATGCATTAGGATATTCCGGTTATTATAGGCAAAAAATAAGAAATAAATGGGTATTTGTATCAATGACGCCGAATATCAATAATATTACCTTAAACCATATTGTAAGTGTACCGAATCATCCGCGAATTTGGAGGAGAAAAACTTTGATGGATATGGGAAATTTTTGTGAATATTTACCTATTTTGGACGATTATGAAGTATTGATTAGAACAGCAGTAAAAAGCAAAATGGCCAAACTTCACAAATTGGGTTATATTCAGTATATGAATAATAATAATAATAACTTTTCATTAATAAGAAATTCAGAAATTAATAGAATTATATGGAATTTAAATATACGTTGTTATGAACATTATAACATAGATAATTTCATGAAACAAAGAAACGCATATGAAGACGAAAATTATAGGTATCATAATAGTCAAATATGGAAGCGAAAAAATTATGAATATAAATATTGTAATAGTGTAATCAATTTGAATTATAAAAAACAATATTGTATATTAGGAGTAAATAGTTTTTATAATAATTTGAAAAACTTGAAAACATTGTATCAAGACAAAACAAATGATTTTATTTTATTAGATAACAAAGAAGACAGTGAAAAATTATGCAGCATACTAGATGAACATAATTTTTCCGAAATGAAATGTTATAGTATGACTGATTGTAGTGAAGATGAATTGATTCAATATTTTAAAATGTTATACAAGAGTTGTGATGATTATTCAATCTTATATCATCCAGAAACAACAATTCAAACAGAAAAATTGCCGGAAAATGCAACAAAAATTGAAGTAAATGTAGATAATAACTGGAATGTAAGTTATTCATCAAATAACTAACTCTTATGAAAATATTGATGGAAATAAAAATGAATCTAAATCAATGTCATCTATTAAATATTTGTCTTTTACCTTTTCGGCTAATATTTTATACACTATATTTCGTTTATGCTGTCTTATTATATTTAATTCATCTATAAACATTTTTAATTTAATAGCAGGAGACCAATTATATTTACAAGATAATGATGAACAACATAAGCAAGCCTTATTCGTAAATTTTTTTAAATATTCTGTGAATCGTTGTGATGATGATTTTAAATAATGTGAATAAGGTTGGTTATTAAAATGAAATCTAGGTGGATGAAAAGGATATTTTCTATCAACAATGAAAGTGTATTCATTATTATTGTTTTTTTCAATCAACGTAATCATTACTTGACTTATTATAGGATCATATGATATAAATATTTCATACTTGTTATTTATGGTATAAATATTAGTCAATTCTTTGTATTCATTTTTAATGCGATTTTTTAAACAATGTTCTTTAATTAATTCTATTTGTGTTATATTATTCATTTTCATATAATTGAAATAATTATCTATTTTTATATATTACACCGACCAAAAAGAAAAATGAGACAAAACGCAGTTATGATTTATATATTTTATAACTATGTTTCAGGTAGTTTGTTAAATGTTCCTTTGTTATTTTCTTCTCTAAAATATTAGAAATTACATTATAAATATCATGATAAGTATTAGGACTTTCTTTCTTGATATAATGTTTTAATTGACTAAAAAATTCTTCAATTGAATTGGTTTCAGGATGGTAAGGGACTGAATAAATTAAATGATTATTATCATTTTCTATTGTTTCTCTTATGATTTTTGATTTATGGATAACCGCATTATCCATTATTACCAAATAATTTTTATATTTTGTATGTATGAATTCATCATAAAATTCTAATATATCATTTGTCTTTACACCTCCTTTTCTTTCAGGATACAATTTCCAACCAATTACTTTATCCGCACTTATAGCACATAGCAAATTAAATCTTTTGTAAGGATATTTATTTGTCTTTTTTATTACTCTTGTTCCACTTCTGCTTCTTCCATAGGTTAAAGTCATATTCAAATATATAGAGGTTTCATCTAAACATATAGTTCTTTTATAATCAAATTCTTTTAACTTTTTATAAAACTCTTCTAAATCTTCTTTTTCTTGTCCTTCTTTCTTTTCAGGATAATATTTACTTCTTAAACGCTTTCGTGTAAGTTTATGTTTATGTAAAATATTATAAATACTCATATCGGTTAAATGAACTTTATATTTTTCATTTACTAATTTTGATAATTCCCATAAAGTAGTTGTATTATATTTTCTTACATACTCTTTAACAAATTTTTCAATTTCAGGTGTAATTTTGAGATTATGATTTTTACGAGTTTTTCTGTTTAGATTTCCCTTTTGCTTATATGTTTTAACCCATCTTGATAATGATTGAAAATTACATTTGAATATATCACAAGTATCACGCATATCTTCATTGTGGTCTAAATAATATTTAACAGCAGTAAGTTTATAATCTTCTGTATGTTGCTTCATAATAAATATACACAAAAATATTTAAAAATATTTAGTTATAATAATATAACATAAAATGAATGAAAACTATAAAGAAGAAAATGAATTACTGAAACAACGCATAAATGAATTAGAAGAAAGATTAAAAAAATATACTTGTGGTAAAAATCATAAAAAATATTATGAAAAAAATAAAGAAAAGGTTATGGAAAATGGTGCGAATTATTTACAAAAACTAAAAGAAGAGCATCCTGAAAAATTAAAAGAATATAGGAAAAGAGCATATCAAAAACGAAAAGAAAAAATGAAACAAGAAGAAAATATAATTGAAAAATAAAAAAGAGGAACATATTGTTCCAAATTTTTATTTTTATGTTAGATAGAATATTTTATTTATCTTTTTGCCAATTACAAATATAACTTTCAAAATCATCTCCATTATTACTATTTTTTATTTGTAAATTTATTTCATATTTTTTTTCCTGAAATGCCTTTAATATTTCAGGAATTTCAACATATTTTAATGTTATATTTTCTATTTTTTGGGATTTTGCTTTTACATCTAATAAACGAATTGCTCTTTTAGGACCTTTACCTATTATATAAATTTTTTCAATATTTATTTTATTGTATCTACATATAGCAGAAGTTATATCATAAATAGTAAGCATTCCAATACCTTCAACTTTATCACAAACATTATATACAAACAATAATATTTCATTAAAACTTTTATTTTTAAATTGATATAAGTTATGTTCTTGGAATTCTGCTTTTGTGAGAACATTATTGCGTAATACCTTTTTCCAACGACAATGGTCTATTGCTTCTTGAAATATATATCTTTTTGAACTACGAGAACAGGACATTTTTGTAATAATATGAATTATGTTATGAATATAGAATATAAATGAAAAAGTATTTCAATTTTTTATTTATAATATGACATTTTATTTTACTTAAAATATTTAGGAATAAATAATTTTGCGGAAAAACTATTTAAAAATATTTTCTTTTGTAAGTATATAGGATGAATTCCAAAAAAGAACCTCCTGATAAATATCGGTGTTTGAAACTTCCAATTACATCTATTCTTTAT